CGAAGACGCCTTCAAGTCCCTGCACCAAGGGAACCTCCTCGCGGCTAAGGACGCCCGCATCAAGCAGCTCGAAGAACGCCTCGAAGGTATGCGCGAGGCCGGCGACGCCATCTGGTACTGCGTCCGCCACGCCAAGCGCGTCGACCCCGCCGAACTCATCGAGGCCATCGAAGACTGGCAGGAAGCCCGTAACCATGGCTAGGTCTAAGGCTGCAGCTAAGGCCCTGGCTCACCCCGGGCTCAAGCAGCAGACGCCTAACGAGAAAATGAAGACCGACCTCCACCTCCTCTCCGATCGTCAGCGCTGGGAATACCTCTTCAGCCTGAACGTCTGGAAGCCACGCGCTAAATGAGTAGCCCGACCCCCGCTGGCATCGAACGCATTGCCCGCACCGTGCAAGGCCAGTACGCCCTGCTTCTGTTGCTAGACGGTTACCCCTACGTCGAGATGACCGCCCGCAAACACGCCGACTACCTCTCCGACCTTGGGATGTGGAAGCGCAAGACGCACCCGTCGCTTGCCCGGTCACAGGTCCGCTTTTTCACGCTTGCCCCTAACGGAGAGATAAAGGAACTTACTTTCAACCGATGACCAACCGCGACAATATCAAGCGCCTCGTGGAGAACATCACGGGCTCGCTCGCCACCGTTCAGCACATCGCCGGACGTTATGAACAGCACGTTGAGGACATCTCGACGCTCTCGGATTTAAACCGCTCCGCCATCACCGAGCTGCAGGTCTTCACGGATCACATCGAGACGGCTGACGAAGCCGCCCAGGTTAAACCTCTCCACGACCGCGTGCACGTCCTCGTCGTTCAACTCCGCGTCCTCCGCAATACGCTCGAGGCCATGGAGAACGCCGCCGACGCCGCGCTCGAAGACGTCCGCCGCATCTCGGCCAGCGTCGAGGAAGCCAGCCCCGAAGACGACGCCCTATAATTTCCACCAACCCAATAACATACCACACCACCATGCGTATCCCACCCGAACCCATCACCCACCGCGTCCTCTATGACGGCATCCAGGCGCTGAACTACTCCGGCTCGAAAGAGCTGCTCAAGTCCCCGGCCCACTATCAAGCCTACCTCAACCAGGAGCGCGAAGAGACCAAGGCCCTCCGCATGGGCTCGCTCATTCACTGCGCCGTGCTCCAGCCCGAGGCCCTCAACGAGAAGTTCATCACCGCCCCCGAGGTCGACCGCCGCACCAAGGAAGGCAAGGAGACCTACGCGGCCTTCCAGTCTTCCCTCAAGCCTGGCATGACGGTCGTCAGCGCCGAAGAGTCTGCCGAGTGCCATATCATCGCCTCCAGGGCTAGGCATACCCTTGAGCGTCTCGGCGTCGAGTTCGACCAGACCGAGTTCATGTTCACGACCGACTACAACGGCGTCCAACTGAAGTGCGCCATCGATGGCGTGGCCGGCGACTACCTCTGGGACTTGAAGACCACCGAGGACGCGTCCCCTGCTGGCATCCTAAAGTCCATCCGGGCTTACCGCTACAACCTGCAAGCCTACTTCTACCGCCTGTGCTTCGAGACGGCCTTTGAGCGCCGCCTGCTGGGCTTCCGCTTCCTGTTCATCGAGAAGACCCCGCCCTTCGCCACCGCTGTCGTGGAGATCGGCCCTGAGCTAATGTCCTACGCCGTCTCCGACTTTGAGAAGGCGCTGCAAGCCTACCGCGAGTGCACGACCCTCGGCGAGTGGCCTGCCTACGGTGACGAAGTCCAGGTCATCGACATCAAGGGCCCGTCCACCTCGACCGCTATCACCTTTGCCTAATACTAACATGACCACCGAAAACAACGACCGCCCCCCGCTCACCTCCATCTCGACCAACGGCACCTACCGCCTGAAGCTCATCAAGCCGAAGTTCGAGAAGGTCAAGGTCTGGGAAGACGGCACCTGCTCCGCCCGCCTCTTCTTCGTCGACGACAAGGGCTTCTGCCTGTCCAAGAACTTCTCGACCAAGTACGGCAAGGCGCTCGCCATGCTCGTTGGCAAGTACTCCGGCAAGTTCACCGGGGAGATCAGGCTGGATGCTACGGCTGCCGAGTACCTTCAGTACCTCGAGCCCGCCTGCGGCCAGACCATCCTCGTCGGCGTGGAGGTCGAGGCCAATGGCGAGTACAACGGCAAGCCCCAGTACAAGTACAAGATGACGTACCCCAAGGGCTCCCAGAAGCCGACCGTGGCCGACACCCTCCCCGACGCTCCGCCCTTCTAATCGGCCATGACCGAAACACCCCCACCGATGGCCGCTCCTACTCTCGTCCTGATCAGTGGGTTCGCCCGGGCTGGTAAGGACACGCTGGCCTCGGGCCTGCTGGAATGGTCGACCCGCCCCGCCGAGCACATCAATCTGGCGGACAGCCTGAAAGAGGCCGGCAATCACTTCATGGACTACCTCGGGCTCGACGGCAACTTTATGGCCGAGGACTTCAAGTGTGAGAACCGCGACGCCCTGGTTGCCATGGGTCGCTTCGCACGGCGCCTCGACAAGGACGTCTTCGCCCGACACTTCGCCAACTGGGTGCCGGTGATGAAGCACCATGACAGCGTCAGCCCTGAGACCGTGGTCTGCTCCGACTGGCGTTACATCAATGAGCTGCGGGTTTGTCAGGACATCCTCTGGGAGAAGGGCTGGAAGGTTCGCACGGTCTACGTCTCGACCGCTGGAGTCGGCCCCGCCAATGACGAGGAGCTAGACAGCATCGCCGAGATACGCGCCTCGCACAGTTTTGACCAGGAGTATATCTTCAAGCCCAACGCCCGTCAGCAGATCATGTCCGAAGGACGCATCCTCGCAAAGTCATGGAGGCTCTAACCCTCGAGACAGTGGCATGGGCCCGCAAGGTCGGCCTGTCCCCTGATCGCGTCGCCTTCCTGCTGGCCTGCCCCAAGTACACGGTCAGCAAAGGCCACCGCAAGTCCGACAAGGTCATCACCGACAACCCGAACCACCACCTGCAACGCCTGGGCGACTGCTACTGGTTCCGCCTGCGTCGTCGCGGTACGGACATCGTCGAGAACATCGGCCACGACCTCCTGACCGCCCGACAGCGCCGTGACGAGATGCTCGCGGCCTTCGACTCCGGCCAGCCCATCCCTCACCTTAACCGTAAATGAGCACCCCGACCCGCTTCGTAGCCTTCGGCGATAATCACGGTGACATGGCCGACCATGAGGCTACCGATGCCCTTTGCGAGTTCATCAAGGACTACAAGCCGACCATCCGTGTCCACCTCGGGGACTGCTTCGACTTCCGATCGCTTCGCCGTGGCGTAGGCAATGACGCTGAGGGTGCCGAGTCCCTGATGGCTGACATCCAAGGCGGCGAGGACTTCCTAGCCCGCACCAAGCCCACCGTCTACCTGATGGGCAACCACGAGCACCGGGCAGTCGCGCTCCAGCATACCTCGGGCTCGGCCATCGTCCGCGACTACTGCGCTGACCTCGAGGCCCGCATCAAGACCGCCGCGAAGAGCTGCGGAGCCAAGACCATCCTGCCCTACCACGCTGAGAAGGGCGTCTATCGTCTCGGCCCCGTTGCCTTCATCCACGGCTACGCGCACGGCCTTAACGCCACTGCCGAGCAGGGTAAGCATTACGCTGACCGGGGAGGCGCTCTGATCCACGGACACACGCACACACTCGCCCAGGTTAACTTGACCAAGGCCGAAGGCGGCGCCGCGTTCTCCGCCGGCTGTCTCTGCCAGAAGGACGCCATGGCGTACGCATCGCACCGCCTAGCCACGTCCCGCTGGGGCTCAGGCTTTGCTGCTGGCTGGGTCGACGGCCAAGACTGGAAGGTCTGGCTCGTGCACCGCGTCGGCAAGAAGTGGGTCTGGACGACCGACCTCAAGGTCTACACCCCGAAGGCACGATGAGCCGCTTCGATGCCCACGCCCTAGTCGCCGCGCTGAAGGGCGACCCGAAGCATACCGCCGCCGACGGATGGATCAGGACGATGGATGTCGTCCCGCTTATCGGCGTGAAGACACTCGCCGGTGTTCGGCTGCCGATTGCCCGTATCGTCAAGGCTGGCTTCGCGGAAGAGCGCCGCGTGAATTACGGTCGCCTCGTCTATCGCCTGTCGCCCAAGTTTAAGACCTGGGCTGACGCCTACGCGTCCGCTAAAGACATCGAACGCTTTAAGGCTCCCGCTGGCTGGGTCACGCTCACGCAGTACGCCCGCAAACTTCGTCGCACTGTCCGA